AATCAAAATCGGCACTGACCTCGTACCCTCTACGATAATCGGCGCCGACGTGTAAAGTCTCTGGCTCGTTTCTAATAAAGTTCATACGCACCTCGCCTATTCAATTTCTGTAACTAACACCCCAAGCATTTTGTTATTGCCTACTGGAATAAATAAAACGTCATCAAAGCTATACTCCATTGGCGAGCTAGTTTCGTGGTTATACGTTGAATGTGCAACATTTATTTCTGCGTAAATTGCTAAAGTTTTTTCATCAACAAACGCAAAATAAAAGAATATTGAGCCATTTCTAGCACCGACTTGGCATGACGGAATACTTATGGGGCATACAGCTATTGGCTTATCGAATGTATATCTAGCAATTTCTACATGCTTACCTACTACACCAACATAATCACCCTCCCAGCCGTAAGAGTCCTCTCCTTCAAATGGTTGAGGATAAATCTCTGCGCCCTCGGCGGTAGCAACCCCCCAGCGCGTATAAGTAACATATTTTTTTACAACGTCTGGTTCATATATGTATTTTTTTATTTTCAGATACTTGTTTTCAGATGAAAATATTAATTTCTGCTCTTTATTGAAAACCTCAAGGCCTTGTTTACCTGTTTTATACTCATCTGAATATACATAACATTTAAAACTATGAGGGGCTGATGGTGAGTGTCTAACTCCGCACATTGTAACAGGGTTTAAAACGCCGTTTATATCAGAAAATGCGCCATATCCATTAAATATGCCCTCTTGATAACTTGGCGTCAATAATTCGGTTTCGCCCTTGGTATTTTTCAAAATAAACCCTTTGTTAAAAGAGCCTTTCCCATTCGGAGCAACAAAAACCAAATCATCTTCCTTTTTGTTGATTATAAAATGCGGTTCATTATAACTATATATCTTATACCCGAATGCCCCTTGTATAGGGGTTGTTACAACCTCTTTTAATGCTAAATTTTTAAAAGAATCATTGATAATAGTTGTCCCCTCTTTATTGGATACTTTAATATACTCCATAGATGATTTTGTACCTTTCTTTAACCAAATCAGCGGCCTTGTTATCAATTGAGTAAAAGATTTGATTGTCCTTGATAGAGATTTGTACAGGCTGCACCATATATGGCCTGTTTTGTTCGTAAGAGATAACAGGTGCGAACGCAAAAATTTGCTCATTTTTTTGTTTTTCAATAGTAATCACCCCGCTATAATCTGTTACTATATGTGTGCCTAAAAATCGTGTTAATGTCGAGTTTAGGCTTAATATTAAAGACCCTTTTTTATCGTATAGTTCAAAAACAGCTTTATTTATTCCCATATGCCTATCCTTACCCTTAACTGATTGTTTTCATCAAATACTTGAATTAAGTCATCGCTAATTTCAACCCTTGCGCCACTCGTTTTAGTTCGCAATGTGCCGATTGTAGCCGTGATAGTTGAAAGGCTATCCACCTGCATTTTATCGGCGGTAACAGCCCCAGCCTGTATCATGCCTTTGGTAATAACATCATTATCAAATAATGCGTCGCCAGTAACGTGCAATAATTTGCCGTCTATTCGTGTACCTGCTGGTGTTAAATTAATACGACTTACTATTTCAGCACCGTCAAGGCTATTCATGGCTTGCGTTACTTTCAAATCAATGCCGCTTGAAATCTGCGTGATTTGTGAATTTACGTTATTTTGATAATCGCTCAAAGTGCGCTGGTACGCATTGCCAAGGTCGATTATCTTGCTATCCATACCATTGACGGCGGTCTTGACTGTTCCGACTTCACTCTTTAAGTCATTTACAGCTTTGTCTATGCCCTCTAGGCCTAGGCTTTCCATATCAAGTAGGGACTTATCGATTTTAGCTTTGATTGTCGCTAGTTGCTCATCACTTCTAGGGCCTTCTCCAAATAGATCAACAAATGCAACCTGTACGGTATGAACACCGCTTTCCAATGGTATCGTTGCGACATTCGTTGTAAAGAAATATCTAATACCGTCAACATAAATATTAACCCCTTTACAACCTAACTTGATATTATCGGTAGTAATACCAATGCCATTAATCAAGCTAACTATTTTAATGTTAGACGGTTTAGGTGGAATAGGTACGTTATATGTCAATTCTGCCGGAGCGCTATATCCCTTTGTAGGGTTATGAGCATATAAATATACTTTTGCACTCCGTTCTGTTAATAGAGTGCTTAAAGTAGTATTATTGCTTTTACCAATTAGCCCATACTCTTGACCTGGGTGCAGATCATATCGCAACTCGTAAAAATCAATATCAGCGTTACGCACCTCTAACCAATTAAAGGTGGCAACATCACCAAACGAAACGCCCAGCCCTTGCGGAGTATTAGGCACTTCTGATTTGAGCTCAACTAATACAGATTTGATAATGCCTTGTGAGTAGTTTCCATGACGGTCCTTTACTTTTAATCGCACCTCATATGTATGGCCTAATTCACACCCACTAATAACGATTTGGTTATCACCATTACCGCCATACTTCCATTCGTTAGTGCCTTCACGATACCATGCTTCGACAGTATCAAATGTATTAATAGTTGGTTGAGTAAATGCAGCCACTACATCAAATGACAATACACCATCGCCAATTTCGTAATATTTAGTAAATAATGCTAAATCGCTTACTTCCGGAATATAGTACGGTGTGATTGTATATGGATATGCTTGCACCTCATCTAATCCTTGTTCGTTAGATCCATACATATTGAATGACGTAAATTTAAAATATACCTGCTTTCCGATATCCTCTTTACGATACGGAGCATGATATAACGCCTCGTCAACTCTTACGAACCTAGCACCAGCATTATGCGTTGTATCGTTGGTTCCATACTGACCGCGTATAATACCACCTAACGCATAATCGCCATTAAGCTGCAATTGAGCTGTTTCATAAGATAGACATTCACCGTCAACCCAGCATAGAGTGTTCGCTCGTTCAGCGTCAACATGACTGCCACCTTTTAATGCTCCTTGATTGATTATCACATTAGCGGAGTTAGTACCTTGTGTTATGTTGGTTTTAAGCCTACCCATTCGAGCTTGTTGTGAGATATTGCCAATTCGTTTATAGTTTTCGTTATTGTCTGATAACCATATAGAACAGCCTCCCCAATTAGGCTCTGAATTTACACCGATATATAATTCGTTGCCCCCTACATCACCTGGCGTTTGAATAATAGCTACATCGTTAACACTTGGAGCAGGCACATTGTAATCAATAAAAGGTCGTTCGTTTTCATGGACGTTGTACTTAGCTGGCGCATAGGTGCCTGGCGGTTTACCCTCTGCTGTAATTTCTAGTTGCCCATCTGCAGCTTCGGATACCGATGTTATAACTACGATTTGCTCACGCAATCCGCATAACTCATCTGTAATTGTTACTAGGTCGCCTGGTTCCAATCTGCAAAAAGCCCAGTCGAGATGGAATGTATATTGATTCTTTGCATATAGCCGTTTCATAGCCAGCTGTTCAGCGTAGTATTGAGCCCTTGCCTTAGTGTAGAGATAATGAGCGGACTTCTTAGACGCTGGTTTTAGGCCGTTCTTTTGAACATCTGCTACTACCTCGAATGATACTGTTTCTTTCTCATAGCTATTAGCTCGATTAATGAACTCAACTGTTGCCTGATTATATGTTTCCGAGCTATCTTTTCGTTTATATACAATAAGTTGTCCATCGCTAGCTGGAATAAGATCATCTGCTGTTAAGTTATATTGAATTTGATTAGCTGGCGACCAATCGCCAATAGGCTTATCGGCTAATGGTACAATTTTCAAACGGTCTGTAGACCAAAAGACAAGGCTGTTTGTAATTTCAGCTATATCATTAATAACATTTTGAGCCTTTGAGCTTTTACTGTCCGGAGGTGTACTAATTAGAATATCTGCTGCTTTGCAGTATGCACGATAATTTTCTAATCCGTCTATGTTTACATCGTCAATGCCGATTGATTTTAACACATGCACAATATAATCGGCAGGGTTTACATCGATACCGTCGCCAGTATCTAATAGCTTCCCTCTAATTTCAAAATTAAATTGAGGTAAGCTCCCTCTTTCCCCTAAATCAACCACCCCAGCCATATATGCCAAGCCACTATAAGGCAATGCTTTTTCAGGGTGCTTGGATAAAACATAAGGCCACGGAGTTTGTCCATAATCGCCATTATATGCCGTCAGTTCGATTTTTTCGCTCGGATAGGAATATATCTCCTTGTCTCGCCAAACCTTCCCTATGCCAGCGATAGGGCCCTCACATAAGCCAATGGCACATGCAACAGTATATGTGTAGGTTATTTCAGTATGTTTTGAACCGCCACCTTTACCAGTTCTTGTCGTACTGCGATGTTCATGAGGTGTGAAATCGTCATAGTAAATAATATTGCCACTCAATCGTGTAGTGCCTAACACTTCAGGCACTACCTCACCATATGAAGCACTATTGATTTGAAAATCAGCAATCATATCGGCTCGATTAGTGGTATTTTTACCGCGATTAAATAAAAAGCCCATTATTTGCCACCCTTCCTGAAACGATACACAGCACGCAAGCGACTTTTCCCTTTGGCGTCATAAAACAATACATCGTCAATCGACGAAAGAATAACGCCCAAGTCAACGAACGCATGAATTACTAAATTGTTACCAATATAAATGGCACCATGAGAAATGCACCGGCCATATTGGTATAGTAAGAAATCACCGATACGAAGATCATCAAGAGGCACCTCGTCTGCTACCTGTTTAACATATTTCAGGTACTTTTCTTCTGAGCGATGCAAATGCCATTCATTGGAATAGTTTTCAATGTTAAAATCTGCAATATTCATTAGGCCACTATCAACCACTGCAGCTACTAATAAATATGAGCAGTCTACCCCTTTACCTTTCACCATAGCGTTATTTTGATATGGAGTGCCTAGCCATTCACATGCAGCATTTGCTATACGTTCACCTGTTGTTAATTTCATCGTATCGTCTCCTTTAAAGGAACATAAGGCGTCGCCCTATTCCGACTAAAATTATTGAATTTATTCTTACAAGTAGTCGGTGTTTTATCGCACCCTGGATAGATATAGGCTACATCACCAATACGAGGTGATGTGTTAGTCGCACTCATATAAATAATGGTGCCGTTTTTACTATCCATAATTTGCGTTGCTTGCCCTGCTAATGGTCCGCTTATCCATTCCATACCACCGGCTGTATAATAGCCGTCCTCAAATGGTATATCGATTTGCACGGTATTGGTACCAGTAACAGCTGTTACTTTTGCTTTCTTGCGATAAGCCTTAATATCGACACCGCACTCTTTCGAGTAAATACTATAAGGACATTGAGGATAATATCTTCGGTTTGGATATTCGATATTGAGCTTTTGTACAACTGACTTTGCACTAATTTTCAATATAAAGCCGCCGCCCTGTGTTACTTCGCAAATTCCATGGAATAGGTCTATGCACTCAATCACATTGCCAGCATCGTCAAAAAATGCACGGCGTAGATCAAGCGTTGCACCGTCTAAACCACCATTATGAGCGACTTCCAATACAGGCACACCACCAATTTGGTCGTTTTGACTAGCAGTAATGGTTACGCTTAACTTATCAACGCTAACAGTACTGTTCGTAGCTATTTTTTCGCGCGTAATAATAGGGCCATCACCTTTATAAGTGTGGCCCCCATAATTTACATCTGCATCGGTATCGGCCCAGTAATAGCTGATACCGCTTTTTAGTTTTAGCTCGTATAAATCACACGACAAGAATGATTGAGATGTGCTTAAATGATTGCTTAAAATCTGTCCGACTTCCTTCATTTACTCACCTCACTGTTACCAATTTAAAAGACTTAGACTTAAATATGTCTTTATAAATGATTTCGTCCGTATAATCACCGCTGAACATTACTTTCCAATAATATGTATAGTCAGCAGTAATAATCGCAGTCGGTGCTACTGTTACCCCTTGTGCTAACCTAATTACTCCCTTATCAGATACAGCATTTATAGGCGTCCCATTAGCATATAATTTTAGGTTTTCGATATGTGCTACCGGTTCCCTAAAATCACCATACAAACGAACTGCTTGCCATTCAGATTGAGCCCCAGTACCTAAACGAATACCCTTTTCCTCAAAATCTTCTGGAT